AACCAACAACAATGAAAATGAATGATATTGAGTATGTGCGAGCTGACTCGGTTGAATCGGTATCAAAGAAATTTGACGGACTAGATTACTGTATAGTCAGAAGCAGAAATCAGGGAGTTATGTGCGGGTATGTTGAGAGCATTAATGGCCGCTCAGTAAAAATCCTAAAAGCAAGACAAATATGGAGATATGACAGCACGTTTGTTTTAGTTGATATCGCAGAGCACGGAATGAGGGATGAATCAAAGGCACAAATGTCTGTATCTATGTCGCTACCGATGATAATGCTTGAGGCGTGCGGAGTGTATGTCTGCACAGAAAAAGCCGCTAATCAATTAATCAATATTGAGGCTCAGAGAAAATGACTACAATAGTTTTATCTAATGACATTTTCGCTTTAAAAGATAATGGCTATGGCTCTGGCTATGGCTCTGGCTATGGCTATGGCGATGGCGATGGCGATGGCTCTGGCTATGGCTCTGGCTCTGGCTATGGCTCTGGCGATGGCTCTGGCTCTGGCTCTGGCTATGGCTATGGCTATGGCGATGGCGATGGCGATGGCGATGGCTATGGCGTGTGAACTCGTATCCTATTCATATTTCGTTTGCTGTTGTATATAACTACGAAGGATGGACATTTGATTATGATAGAGGAAAACCGTTCGGGCCTTGGCCACTTAAAAAAGACGGAGAACCCAGGGCTAGAGCTGGCAAAAAGTTCTACGATATGTTTGAGCGGTTTCTAAAGCTCACTGAAGAAGATCAAGAGAAGTTGAGAATTTAACAGGAGATATAATAAGGTGTTAGTTATCTTAAATGATGAAGCTTTTAATATGGATAGATATGATTCTATCCGGCCAATGGATAAAGACGAATTACACAAAGAAAGAATCTCTTTTTTTAGAGATGGCGTGGAGCATGAACACTCTGAGTTTGATTCAAAAAGTGAACGTGATGCTGAGTGGGAGAGGATTAAAATCAGCATCAACGACTGGTACAGTTAACACCTTATTTATTGAAAGTTAAGAGAGGAAATGACATGGGAAGAGAAATACGAAAAGTTATACCTAATTGGAAGCACCCTATAAGATCTAATGGAAGCTATCAACCTTTATATGACGAATCATATATCGAATCAATAAATGAATGGATCAAAGACCACTTGTTATGGGAGAAGGGAGAACATCCTGATCAAAAAGATGTAGACTGTAAAAGATATGAGCATTTTGCTGAATGGGGTGGGAATCCGACTGATATAGAATATTTCCGCCCAAACTGGAAAGAAGATGAGATGACTTGGATTCAGGTTTATGAAACTGTAAGTGAAGGGACGCCAGTCACCCCTCCATTTCAAACAAAAGACGAATTAATAAATTATCTAATTGAAAACGGAGATTTTTTGGATCAGCGCCGAAGGAAAGAAGGGGTTTCTCTGGTGTCATGTGACCCTTGGACTAAAGAACAAGCAGAATCATTTATACATCGAAAATGGGCACCTAGCGGGATTCTACTTGATGGAAAATACATGTCAGGCGTTGAAGGATTAACTGAGATTTAAGGGATGGATTACCCGTTAGAGATTACCAGTGTTGGCAGTGACAGTTACATAGTTATGAGCAAAGGACACCACGATCTTAAGGTATTTATGGATAAAGCTAAAAAAGAATATCCAGATTGGATGCTTGGTGGTGCTATACACAAATGGTGCAAAGTTATACCAGATAAGAGCGGTAAATTTAATAGCATATTTGCCTTTGTAGACAAAACGGGAAGAGGCGCTTTCCCTGTTACTTATTGCTACGAATATGGCGACACATAACGCTTGGCATCACCAGACGATGGCAACTAGAAACTTTAACGTAGAGATTAGATTTAACTAACCACTAACTAACAATGTGCAACGCTGCCATCGATCTGCGTGTATGCCATTGTTATATTTTAATTAACGGAGAAACAAAATGAAAACTCAACACAAAATTATTTTTGCCTTTATTCTTGTTGGTGCATTATCTGGCTGCGGTGACGGTGCCATTACCACAGGATCAACCAATGATCTTATGACTCCTGATCACAATTATGAAATTGACACATGGGGAACTAACTCTGAAATTTATGAATTCACCCCAAAAAGCAATAACGAAAAGACCTGCGTTTTTGTAATGCTTGATTCAGGAGATGCTATGGGATTGCAGTGCTTCGACAAACCTCAAGGCAAATAAATATAACGCCCAAAATCAGGGGCAGAAGGCCACAACATTGGCCAAGAATTACACTAAGAAACGTCGCGGACTTCTGTCCGCTGGATTTTGATTGTTAGGCCTGGAGGCTACCAATGGACTTGATAAAGCATCTTCAAAGACAGCGTAATTTTTCAACTAAAACATTCGGCCCTGGTCAACGCACAAGCGGTATTATTGATCACATAAAGAAAGAGTTGGTAGAGATAGAAGCCGAGCCAGATGACTTAGAAGAATGGATAGATGTTGTAATGCTTGCTCTTGATGGTGCTTGGCGCGCAGGTCACACGCCCGTAGATATCGCCAATGCTCTAAAGGCAAAGCAAGCAAAAAATGAAAATAGAGACTGGCCAGATTGGCGCACCTCTGACCCTGAAAAAGCTATTGAGCATGTAAGGGCCTAACGCTCGCAATAACCGGATTGCGGATTAAGAACGCCGGAAACATTGAACTAGAAAAGAAAGGCTAACTTTGAATTAAACACCGCTGTAGCAATTCCGCGTTGATTGCGCTTGTTATACGGCGGCATACAAAAGGTAAATATTATGAATGCTGAACAAAGCATAAAACGACACATATTAATGAGCATGCTAACTGAGGAGCAAATGGATGAGGATGACAATCTTGATTTAAGCACCGCTGATGGTGTGGATGCGGCATACGAACAAGCAGAAGAATATACTGGATCTTTTGAAGATACCGAGATAATTGATGAGGTGAGTGATTTTAGATGTAGTGGGCAAGAAACAAACCTTACATGCAAAGAATACAGCAGGCACTATGAGAGTGAGCGAGTCGCTGCAAAGCTAAATGATGGGACGTATGTCAGCTGGGTGTACTGGACTGGAGGCGGTAAGCACGGAGAGCCTGAGGCGATGGGCTGGATGGAGGATGCGTTCTTTGTTGATTGTGAAGAAAAGCAACAAATGGTAACTACATACAACTTTTCGATCAAAACCGACAGCGCGTGACCGCCGTATAACGTCGTGAATCAGCGGTTGACAGCAGTGGAGGACTTAAACATGGCACATCACGAATTAAAAACAAACCCTGATGTTTTTCAGTTAAGTTTCGAGGGTAAAAAGAATTATGAGATACGTTGGAATGACAGAAATTTTCAAGTTGGTGACACATTAACGCTAAAAGAAACAGCGTATAGCTACAAAGAAATGACAGACATTGAAGATCCTAAACCACTCGTTTATACAGGGCGCGAACTAAAGGAAACTGTAAATCATGTATTTACAGGGGAGAAATATGGAATAATTTTAGGGATGGCAATACTTAATTTGGATGTATAACCGAAAATTATACCGAACGAGAGAAAAATTATGTACAACTACGAAACTGAAAAACCTAAAATATTTACTAAGGATGACATGAAAGAACTTTTTGAAAAATTCAATAACTTACAAAGCGAAAAAGAAAAGTGGGCGTGGATAGTAGCACATCAAGATTCAGGTATTACAATTAAATTAGATAACGACGATACTTTTGGCGTCTTTGATGATGACGAAGGTGGTGATTATATCTTGAGTTTTGATGAATATCTTGGTCGGAGCTGCGGGATACAGACGCTACTAGAAGTTTTAGAAATTAAAGCTGAGCGCGTTTAAATATAACAGCAGTAAAATACAAAGAGGTGAGAGATGAAGAAAATGAATAAAATAAAGAACCCTGATGCTTTCTTAATGGGGATGAAAGATTGCCGCAAGGGGATTGCTCACAACTCAGGTCGCGGGAAAGATTACGACAAGGGTTATTCAGCCCAATACCATAATGAACAAAACATAACGGGGCTATCACGTGGACATTAATAAGCTGCAAGAACCTTTGACGGTTGATGAGCTTAACTTTAGGGTGCAGTCTATAAATAATGGGGGTTACGCGACAATACTCCCATACAAAGATGCGAGAGTTGATATCAATCGTTTGAATAGTGCCTGTGGTGTTTTCGGGTGGCAAAAAAAATACTCTAGAGAGAACAAAAATTGCACTGTATCTTTATGGCACAAAGAGAGTGACCAATGGGTAAGCAAAGAGGATACCGGGACAGAGAGTGGGACGGAGGCGGAAAAAGGTCTGGCAAGCGATTCGTTCAAGAGAGCGTGCTTTAATTGGGGGATAGGGATAGAGTTATATGATTATCCTGTAATTCAACTCAAGCTAACGGATGATGAGGTCTCAATGGTTAATGGGCAAAAACCTAAAGCCACATGGAAGTTTAAGCTCAAGGAATGGAAATGGTATTTAAAAACATCCACTAAAGGCAAGGTCGAGCAGTTAGCAGCGCAAGACCAGCTAGGGAATACCAGGTTTAATTATACAGTGAAGGTGAAGAAATGAAACTGTACGAGATAGCGAATAAATACGAGGAAGCTTATCAAAAATTAACAGCCCTAGATATTGATGAAAAAACAATTAGCGATACGTTAGAATCTATCGAGGGCGAGTTTGAAGAAAAGGCAATCAACACAGCTAAGCATATAAAGAATATCCAGGCAGAGTTGGAAGCTTTAAAGAATGAGATTGCGATAATGACGAAAAGAAAGAAATCAAAAGAATTGCAAGTTACCAAACTGCTAGAATATTTAAAGTTTAATATGGGCAATCTGGGCATAAAAAAAATACCTTCCATATCGTTCGATATCTTGATTAAGAAAAGTCCAAGTTCGGTTATGATTATTGACGAAAACGAGATACCTGACAAGTATAAAGCTAAGTCTGTCCTTATTAGCATTGATAAAAAGGCAATAAAAAAAGATGGCGGGTGCGATGGTGTTGAAATTAAATCATCATCTAGAATTGAAATTAAATAAGGAATAAATAATGATAGAACAGAAAATAATTAAATGGGCAGAAGATAGAAATATATTTGAAAAATCTAGCCCGGTAAATCAGCAACGGAAAACCGTTGAGGAAATGGGGGAACTTTTCGACGCAGTAAACAAAGGGAATAAAGAAAGCATTAGACTTGAAATTGGAGATATATATGTAACTCTTATTCTACAGTCTAAAATGCAAGGTATTCTAGATATGAATAATCGCCCAGGATTTAACTCTAAAGGTCTTGACCTTCTGCCTTGGTACATCGGAACCCTTTCGAGAAGCATTATCGATGGAGATGTAGCACAGACCTGTTATGCAATCGATAGATGTTGCTCATCACTAGAAACAATAACCGCAGAATATGGGCTTACTTTAAGTGAGTGTGCTAGCGCCGCTTATGAAAAAATAAGCAAGCGAAAAGGTAAAATGAAAGACGGGATATTTGTAAAGGAGATTGAAAATGCCAAATGATTTAAACCAATGTAATTTCATAGGACGAGTAGGAAAAGAAGTAAATACACGATATTTACCTGATGGAAAAGCAGTTGCCAGCTTTAGTATTGCGGTTGGTTCATCGTGGAAAAACAAAGAGAGCGGCGAAAAACAAGAATCTACGGAATGGATTAACATTTCAGTCTTTGGAAAACTTGCGGAGATATGCTCTGAATATTTAAGAAAAGGCTCTAAGGTATTTATTTCAGGAAAATTTAAAACAGATAAATACAAAGACAAAGAAGGTAATGACCGATACTCAACAAAGGTCATAGCCAACGATATGCAAATGCTTGATTCTCGCAGTGGCCCACCAACCGAACAGAGTTCTGAGCAAGAATCTAACCAGAGGCCACCAGTCCATGCACAGAATCAACAATCACCACCTCCTGATTTTGATGATGTTATCCCTTTTTAATTAAGCATAACGAGGATGAAGTAACCATATAGCAGTGAAATAAATGATAAATTTTGCAACTAATTATATTACCTTTAAGGAGATAAAAATGCCAATAATGCTATACCCAATTTGCTGGAGAGACCGACAGGACTGCGAGCCAATCCATTGTATTGACGCTGCACCATGTGACGTTACCGAAGATCAGTTAATGGAATTCCAATATATACCTGAGTGTCATTTGTTTGCTCAGGGACAGTATCAAAACCAAAAGTTAAACAAGATCAATACCGATTATGTTTTAAAAATAATTGGTCTGATGAAATGAGCGATAACGATTTACAAGATTTAACTAGCATTGTTGCGGTTGTTGGCGCTGCTTTGAATATTGATGCCGTGAGAAAGGTTAACTCCGGAATTGTCGAACTACCAGCCGCACAAGCCAGTGATACATAATACTATACCTATTTAGGAATGAGAGCATTAGGTGAAGATATGAAAAACAAAGACCTTGGATTAGCCCAGGTAAAGCCAGAAGGAAAAAACTACAGTTCTTGTGAGAAAAGAAAATGACTTGGCTCAAAGATAGTAACACGCACGTAAATAGTAATGATACCGATAAAGGTTTGCCAGATTCTAGCGATGTTATCCCATTTCCATCAGACGTTATTAAAAACGCTGAGGATCGGAAAGGGTTGACCGGCCTTGCTATGGAGTATTATACAAATGATATGGCTGGAAGTGGGCAGTTCGGTATTTGTGTCAAATGCAAGAAAGGGCCAACTAAAGAGGGGCACGATGGGTGCCTAGGCACGCTGCCCGGCGAAATCATGAACGCCTGCTGTGGACACGGTAATACCAATCAGGCGTATATACAATACTGGGGCGGTAAGCGCATTGCTGGCGATGAAGCTATGACAGAGCAGGTAAGGCTAATTGAAAAAATGGTCAGTGACGCATAAGTTGTTTTTAAGCTGCGGCACCCTGTCCTAGAAATAGCCCAAAAGTAAATTTAACGTGGGGTGAAAAATGGATAGATTAGATATTTATCTTTATACATACATAGAAATAAATAAGAATGAACTTATTGGGGCTAGAATGTATTTTTACGAAATAGAAACTACAGTACTAAAGAATTCATACTATGGTCAAAGTAATAATCTACCCCATACAAATCCTGTTATTGCCGATGGCCGGGGTAGATTTCCTAAAATATTTATTGAAAAACCGTATAGGGTAATTATAAAAAATGCAGCTGAACAAGAAGTTTTCTACGATGATTACGAATAATTTCGACACATAATAGTGTGCTATACCGCATGCGACGAAATTATAACCAATATAAAAGAGAGTAACTTATATCATTATCGGATATAACAGAATATACGGAGTAAAAACATGAATGTAACTATGAGCAATAATAAATCGACCCCTGAAAAAGTGGTGAAAGAGGTGATATTTGACAAAGCGGGCTATCTATTTGCAATTCATTGCCCAAGTTATAAAGAACCTTTTCTTCTATACCGAATGAAAGAAATGTGGAAAATCAGTAAATCGGATTTTGTTCGGGCAATAACGAAGAATGAATTTGATCTTCGCAAGCATAACGGCTGCAATAACGGGATTGCGATTGATAAAGTCAGTTATTAAAGATTACTTAACAACTAAACAAAGAGATGAAGCTTAACCAACCACTGACAAAGCAATTCCGCGTTAATTGCTTGGTTATGTGTTTTAACTGGAGGTGAATTTGAAAATACTAAAGCTAATAAAGCAGTTGTTTTGCAAGCATAAGCCATACCCATTTGTTGCGCTTAACGATCCCACAGGGAAAGTATGCGAAAAATGCGGCAAGCATTATTAGTGCGCATAACAACAGAATATACGGAGTGAAAACATATGTCTTGCCATTTCTGCATAAAAACAAATACTAGTATTTGCCCTGATTGTGGCCTGGATCACGAAAAAGATGTCAGGAAGAAAGAGCGAGTACAGGAGAAGATTAGAGCTTTAAGAAAAGCCATTAGTATTCTGTGTAATGGCGATCAGGCATTAATTAATCTAGCAATGAATGACGCAGAAGATCACACTTACGGAACTAAGGATGCTAGGTGACGGCTAGCCCACCTAGAGACAAAGATTTGTCTAACTGCCCTTCCTGCGGTTACTCTACATATATAGATTTTCACAACCCCTATGATGCTAATGAGCCATTGGAGTGCTGGCGAGAATGTGAATGCTGCAACTGGGTAAGCGATGTATGGATTGAGGCTTCAGAGAAAGATATAGATCAGGCTAATAAATAAAAAACCCCGGATTTTACACCGGGAAAAAGGAGAAGAGAGAAAATACTTCAGGCTTAATTCTATTTCGTTTCTTTCTTGTCGTCAACCTTATCTTTCTTATCTTTAAATGCCATCCCAATTAATCCGGCCATACTCATTCCTGTTGCAACAATCGCTTCAATCATTTCAGGACTCAGCATAACCCCAAAACCAGTGCCTAGAGCTATAACACCACGCCAAGTTGACGCTTCACCTAATCGTTCTAATATGTATTTCATTTAACGTCCTCTTAAGTCTGATATTTTATATTCCATAACACCCAATCTTCCCTCTATCGTCTTCACCTTGGTATTGGCAATATCATCAATAGAGTCCACCTTAACCTCGATCCTAGAGACGTTGTTCTCTAGTACTGCAATAGACACCTGCATTCGGTTTGTGGCATCTGTGCTCTTCTCAACCTGGTCTGACAGCTTGTCCATGCTACTCGAATAACTCACCATGGCTGCGTTTTGTATTAAGGCGTTTGCCTCAAGCTGACCTTCTATTTTAGGAACCATCCACAATACTCCAGCCAGAATAGGAATGACTGCTACAATTAAAGCCTCAGTTATACGCTCTACTTTCATTTAAAGCCCTCGTGTTCTAGGCTGAAATGATTCCCATCCTGAAATCTTCCTCCCCAAGTGCCTCCAGTCGACTCCCAGTAAAGACCTAGCTCCGTAAGTTCTTCAGTTTTCCTTAGATACACGCCGTCCTTGAATACATTCAGATCTTGAGCGAGTCTTTTCCTGTGCAGCGACCATTTCTTTCTGAAGCCAATCCCCGGCTTTAGGTAGCCTGTTCCTAGTGTTACCTCATAACCCATTTGCTCTGCATGTAGCGTGAGTAAGGCCAGCATGTGGCAAAACTTGCTTTGTTTTTCTCGTAATGTCATTTAAGACTTTTAACCTCTGATTTTCTGGTTGCATAACGAATTAAGTGACTTTGTATTTTTGCATGCAATAAAATTATAGTCCATTTAGTTTGCAAGTGATGCCACTACCAAAGGCTTGAAACTATTGACTTTTTTATATATCTGTTATAATACAAGTACAACTCCCTAGTTAGTGAAGGTTGCTACCTTCTAGTATTTCAATTAGTTTATTAAAAACTAAAAAAATGCGGACTACCAAAATATATTCTAAAACGATAAGTTCTTAGGTCGTCGTTGGCATTATCAATAAAAGCCACATCGGTTCCGTTTAGTGCGGCCAATGCTGGTGAGCTTGCGGATGCGATACTTGAATCTGAACCCACTTGTGACCAGGTCGAACCGTTAAATCGGTAAGTTCGGAGATCGGTGTTGACGTTATCAATAAAAGCCACATCGGTTCCGTTTAGTGCGGCCAATGCTAATGCGCCTACTGTTCCAATATTTAAATCTGAACCCACTTGTGACCAGGTCGAACCGTTAAATCGGTAAGTTCGGAGATCGGCGTTGATGGCATCAATAAAAGCCACATCGGTTCCGTTTAGTGCGGCCAATGCTGGTGCGCCTGCGGATGCGATATTTAAATCTGAACCCACTTGTGACCAGGTCGAACCGTTAAATCGGTAAGTTCGGAGATCGGCGTTGCCACTATCAATAAAAGCCACATCGGTTCCGTTTAGTGCGGCCAATGCTGGGAAGCCTACTGTTCCAATATTTAAATCTGAACCCACTTGTGACCAGGTCGAACCGTTAAATCGGTAAGTTCGGAGATCGTCGTTGGTGTTATCAATAAAAGCCACATCGGTTCCGTTTAGTGCGGCCAATGCTGCGAAGTTTGCGGATGCGATATTTAAATCTGAACCCACTTGTGACCAGGTCGAACCGTTAAATCGGTAAGTTCGGAGATCGTCGTTGCCAGCATCAATAAAAGCCACATCGGTTCCGTTTAGTGCGGCCAATGCTGGGAAGCCTACTGTTCCAATATTTAAATCTGAACCCACTTGCTCAGCGGAACCCCGTAACATATCGCCTGCCGATAACAAAGTGCTCGTTATGTCTGGAAAAGTTATCGTTCGATTAGTCGATTGATTAAAATCTAATGTTGTTGTTGTGCTTGCGGTTGCTCCAGATATATCAAAATCAACTGTCTTAGTTGCCGTTGTTGCGTCTTGGATATCAAACGCGTCTGTTTGTGCGTTGACTGTGTTCGTATTTCCTATAGTCTTGTTCGTTAGGGTATCTGTGGTTGCTCTACCGACCAGCGTATCAGTAGTATCTTGAATCGTGACCGTTCTATCCGCTGTCGGGTCGGTGGCGGTAAGCGTGGTTTCAAATGCATCTGCCGTCGCCCCTTCAAATACGATTCCTGTACCATCAATTATTGGACTAGTTATGGTTTTATTGGTTAACGTAACTGGGTTCGTCAACGTTGCAAAATCATCGTCCGATAAGGCCGTATTAAATTCAGCCGTAGTTCCGGTTAAGGTATTACCTGTTAAGTCAATTGACTTGTTCGTTAGAGTAATCGAATTCGTCAACGTTGCAAAATTATCATCCGATAAGGCCGCGTTAAATTCAGACGTTGTTCCAGTTAAGGTATTATCTGTTAAGTCAATTGACTTGTTCGTTAGAGTGTCTGTAGTTGTTTTTGTTACAACTGTATCGGTTACGTCTGGTAATGTTAAAACCCGATTTGCCGTTTGACTTGAAGTAATCGTGGTCTTTGTTCCTGTCGTTCCAGCCGCGTTGAAATCTATTTGTAATGTTGCATCGGCTGCATCATCAATTGTGAAAGCATCGTCTTGGGCATTTATTATATTCGTATCGCCAATGGTTTTATTCGTTAATGTGTCGGTAGTGGCTCGTCCAACCAATGTATCGGTGGAATCTTGAATAGTTACCGTCCTATCCGCTGTAGGGTCAGTTACAGTTAACGTGGTCTCAAATGCATCCGCCGTTGCTCCTTCAAATACGATTGATGCGTCCGATAAAATTAAGCCCGATACTGTTGGGCTAGTAATAGTCTTGTTCGTTAGGATGTCAGTAGTGGCTCGGCCAACTAATGTGTCGGTTGCGTCTGGGATCGTGACCGTTCTATCTGCGGTCTGAACTACCTGGATAGTTGTTTTTGTGGCTCCGTCCCCTATTACTGAAAAATCGAGTTGCCTTGATGAGCTAGTACTAGCTTGAATAACAAATGCATCGTCTTGAGCGTTTATAGTGTTGGTGTCGCCAATGGTTTTATTCGTTAACGTCTCCGTTGATGCTGCGTTAGAGTGATCAATAGAGCCAGACACGCGTTCATCAACTATCAATGCTGTAGTTATAGCCGTTGTCGTGGTTTGTAGCGTGAATTGGGCGCTTGGCTGGCTATCAGCCGGAATAGCAGGGGCAGTCGGACTAACGGCTTCTACGCCTGCTACGATTGAATAAACTCCTGTAGTTCGATTAATTATAATTCTGTCTATTCTTGGATTATTGACAGGGGCGGTAATAATCGTTGTTGTTTGATCGGCAATGCTTACGAGTGTTTCGCCGTTCATTACTTTTCCAGATTTGATAATAACTGACATTGAAGCCGGGGAATTCTCTACAGTCTGGAATTGCTCAACAACCGTTATATCACTTGCTGAGGTTTCTACATCATCATCGGTAAGAGGAAGCGAGCCATCAGAATTGGTCTGCTTTACGGTCATCTTACCGCTGTATTTTACATCTCCTTGGATTTCTCCATAGGCATTAAGCATGTAAGGATTAGACTGAGGAACGGTTAAATCTTCATCCGAGAATATCTTAGCTAATTCCGTAGTTTTGTTCACGTAGAAATAAACAAGACCATCCGCCCGAACTTTCCCTAGCGAGTCTCTAAATACTTGCCTTACATTAATGGCGTTATTTGACATCTTCTTTTGGTTCCTTATTTGAAATAACATTCATGTATTCATAAATGGCTGGCTCTAATGTGCTATCTTTTTCTGCGATTACCGCTAATCTACCTAAGTGTGACCCTATACCTGTTTGACTTGCGGCTACTCGACCGCTATCAGCCAGCCAGCTTACAAATTTTGGGCTTGTAATTAACTTCGCGGCAGCCCAAGGAGCAAGAACACCTATAGCCATTCCACCAACAGCGCCAGTTGTTGCACTTTCTCCTTGCTCTAAGCCATAGGCTCCACCAAGCCCTCCCGTTAATAGCTGCATATACATTAGCTGCTGGGCGGTTCCCGAGGTATTGGCCATTTTACTTACATCTTTTAATGCGGCACTGACTGTAACCAGGTCTTCAATTGAAGATTCCAGCCCCTTATACTGAGGGCCAGTAAATAATACTTTTTTGGCTTTGTTGTCTAGCTTGCTATAGCTAGTTAAAAAGGTTGCCGGGGAAAATAAATCACCCGAAACATCTTGACGGCCCGGTGTAGCTCGGCCCATTTCTTTTATTTGTTGTGCAACAACCGTATCCCATTCTTGTTTTGGCATACTTTTCTTTAGAGTTCTAAGTTTTTGCGCCCCATGTTTAGCACCAGATATTGCAGAATTAAATACTTCTTGGCTTAATCTTTTATTTACCACAGGCTTCAATACATCATCTATTCTAGATCTTCCCGCACTCCAAAACTTAGAGGCTCGTTCCGCTGCTTTTAAAGCTTCTGGGCCTGATTGGGCTGCGGTTAACGCCATGTCATCAGACAATGCACCGTATAGTTGCTTAATTTCAGCTTGAGAGGTGTCACCTATTAACTGCCTATCATCTAAGGCTTCACCCATTTTTGTTCGCAATGACTTTAATGTTTTATATGTCATTCCGCCCCTATTTTTTGCTGCATCGTTCGCTAGCTTTAAGCTTTTAAACATAGGCGACATTAATATATCTGCGAACTCTGGGTCATCTGAAAATTTATTTAATGTATTATCGAGTTGATTAGTAAAGTTATTTGTTTCAACTTTTTTGGTGGGTTTAATATACTGGTCTACCTTTGCATAAAGATTATTAGCCTTACCCTTAAATTTATTAGTGAATTTAACAACGCCTTTCTTTATCGCTTCCCCGGTAACTTCACGGCCATTTATTTCCGACACGCCTTTTGCTAAATCATCAGCATATTTCCCCATGTCATCAATTAACTTCCCATATTCTTTTCCAATAATATCGGCACTAGCTGGTAGCTTTGATAACGCTTGCTCTATGCCTTGTATAGTAGGACTTCCCGATACTGCTCCAGCAGTTGGCTTGATACCCATTCGCTTAAAAGATTTATAAATTTCATCTCCGGACTTTCTAGCTAGCTCGGCTCCTTTCGAGACCCCTTTTTTAATGCCTTGCTCCACAAGTTCGCCAGCCCTAACACCTACAGCATTCGCTAACACATCAGTCGTTGTTTCTGCGCTTTTCTCCAAGAAACCTCTTGTGTCAATATTCGGATAAAATAAATCTGCAATAACATCGAAGACCTGCCCACCTGCCGCCGCACCTAGTCCTGTTCCTATAGGGACAGTCAATATCTCTTCTGGCGTGGCTATTTGTGGGCCAAGCTGTCCAGCGACTAACGCACCAACACCTCCAATTGTTCCGCCGACATATTCAAATAACATTCTTGCATTCTCGGAAACATCTCCAAGGTCTAATCCTTTAGGATTAAATAGCGTTTTGTTTTTTGTTTCTGGGTTAGTGAAAATAAAATTATCACCTCCCCACTGTTCTGCATCAGGATAGTATTGTTTTAAAGTATTTAGTTTGTCTTCGGGTTTTTTTGATGCTCCAACTGCTGACCGAACACGATACGGAGCGCCTATCTTTTCATCAACATTACTAATTGCGCCATATTTTCTTGGATCTATCCCCATAGAATCAACAACAGTTGCACCATATTTACTTGGGTCTAGGCTCATAATCCGGCCTCTTTTCTATATTCATTTAAACTATTTTCATCAGGAAATCTATAAACCTTTCCATCAATAGTTACAGATAGATCTGACTCATTTATTTTAGGGGTTACTTTTTTAGGTGGAGATAGTTCTTTGGTTTTAACGGGAGAGTCAGCCATGATTTCATTTAATGACGAAAAGTTATCTGTTATCTGCTTCATTGACTCTTCAGCCCCAGTCATTAATGCTTCTTTCCCTTTTATCTGCCCAGTAATCCCAATAGGATCGCCCATTAATTTCCTCATGATTCCTAGATCTGGCCCGTTCAAAACACCTAGGTTATTAGTTTCTTTTGCATCTAACATTGCTCGTGAATATGCACTTTCAAGCTTCTGTGCGTCAGTTGCGTTTAATGGCCCAATTGACATCTGTGGGCCTAATTCATCGAGAATGTCTATATAGTTCTGCATGGAATCATATGATTTCTTAAGAATAGTGAAATCTTTATTATAAGTTTTCTGGTCGGCTGATATTTTTTCTGTCCCAGGAATATAAGCTTGTTTAGGCAGCCCTGGTTCTTCTGTTTTGGTCGGCTCATTTAAAGCCTGCTCCTTTGGAATAGGCTCTTTTTGTGCTTCAATTCCTGGAGGTTTAAACATCTCAGGAATTTGAGGCATCATAGGAATGTCACCCGTTGGGGTTCTTATGATGTTCGGTTCATTGATTTTTTTCCACGCGAGTGCATATTCTGGTGTATTCCTGTATGCAGGATCGTCAACCCCTTTGGAAAGAATATTTCCAACTTGGGCCTCCATTCCTGTTCCAGCAAAAGGAGTTTCTTTCCCGCCGGCACCATTAATCTTCTTAATCTGCTCATAGGCTTCAGGCGTTAATTTCAAGCTTTCTACATCAACACCGGCCCTATCAATAAGCGGCTTGTTCATTTCAATCTGCTTGCTCATATATGCATTAGCTTGTTCGTAATCCATATTTGCTATTTGCCCTTGAACCTCTCCTTCCATCCCTCTTAACTCTTTTAAAGCGGCAAGTTTGTCTTGTTCAGATATTCTTTCTTGCCCTTTTTCATATCGAGTATCTTGTAACTTTCGCTGTTCTCCAGACACTTTTTCACGCTTTATTTGATTAGCTACTTGTGGATTGACGCTGGAAAGCCTTTCTAATGCCCCTGGTTCACCCATGTAAGCACTCTGAACAAGTGCTTGCTCTGCTTGTTTTTGCTGCCTAAGCCCTTTAGCTTCTAAGCCGCGACCAAGCGTTTGTCCTATTTGTGATAAAAAAGGTGTATATGCCATTGTTATTCCAACGTTGTTGTAGGTTTAGGTGATGTAGGTTGTAGGTGTAGGCTTAATAGTTGGTTGACGGCCACCACCAGCGAGATAGCCACTATAAATATTAGCCCCCATCCCCGCTAAGTCCGTTAAGTACCCAGGGAAAGCCCCGGCCGCTTGCTGCCTATAAGCTTCTGCTTGATTGGCCGCATTTGTTAAGTTGCCACCAACTCCGGGGATATTTCCTTGTGGAACTTGACCTGTGCCTGGAAGGTTGCCCATTCCGGGTGTCTGACCAGTGTATAGCTGCCCACCTGGTGGGGTTCCAGCTCCAGGGGCACCATAAACCGGCGCACCACTAGGGCCGCCAATGTAAGGGCTTCCACCCCCATAACGTTGTCCAGCACCGGGTTGTCCTGTAGCTAAAGCCCCCATTCCCGCTGATCCTCCGGCCCCAGGCGCTCCAGTGTATTGCGCACCCATCCCTAAATTCTGACCGGCTCCAACATTTCCCGCATATAACTGACCTCTATCAAGTCCTTGACCCGCTCCTGGCTGTCCGGCATATTGATTCCCAACGCCAGGGAGATTCCCCTGAATATCCGTTCTTCCGGCATATAAATCACCAGTTCCTTGTAATTGACCTTGTGCGAACTGCTGACCGACTCCCAGTGACGCTAGTTGAGTCGCCGTTTCTGAGCTTGCCTGAGCGCCTAGCATGTTCATATAGTTTGTGTAGTATTGGGTTTGAACGTCCGACCCTGCCTTTGCTGCTGCTTCTAATCTTCTTCCTGAATATGCCTCACCCATTGATGCTGCTGTTTGTTCTACAGCCTTTGTTCTTTCATCTAACGCCGCTTTATACCCTGGCGTTTCCATGTACGCCGTACCAGCTTCACCAGGAGTCAGTCCTAGTTCTACATTAAGCTGTTGTTGCGCTTGCTCTGCCGATGATAGGAAAGGCTGGACAAGTTGTTCCGCTTTCTCAAATCTTTCTTCACGGCCTAACGCCTGATTCAGATATCGTTTCTGCTCTTCCCCGGTTTGTTGGCTATATCTTCCTTTTTCTTCGTCTGTTAAAAGCTCGAATCGTCTTTGTTCTTCGGTTGTTGCTTGAGAATATCGTGACTGTTCTTCTGTCGTCATCGCTCGATAACGCGTTTTTTCTTCAGTCGTTAGATTTTCAAATCTTTGTTGTTCTTCGGCAGTAAGATCTTTAGTTCTTTCCAAAGATTCACGATAACGACTTTTCTCTTCGGACGATAAATCAGCATAACGCTGTTGCTCTTCATTGGTGAGTGCTTTTACTCTTTCTTGTTGCGCCCCATATCGTGCGCGTTCTTCATCAGTAATGGATTCATATCGTGCTTGCTCTTCACTAGTAACGCCTTCAACCCTGGCGACTTCACGAGCGTATCTTAGTTTTTCTTCGTCGCTATAATTTTCAAAGCGTGATTGCTCTTCGGCGGTAAGATTGTCAACCCTTGCAGTTTCACGAGCGTATCGATCTTTTTCTTCTGCCGTCATTGACGCTATACGATCAGACTCAGCCTCGTATCTTCCTTGTTCTTCTTTTTGAGCGACTTCGAATCGCTTTTGTTCTTCTCTCGTTTGTGATTCGTAATATTTCTGCTGAAGGTCGAAACGTTCTTGTTCTTTTACGGTTAATGCATCGTATCTCTCTTGCTGAAGCTGTACATTGCTATCATATCTTTGCTGCTCTTCTGCCGTTAACGATTGAGTACGTTTCTTTTCCTCTGCCGCTGCAATTTCATAGCGGCGTTTTTCTTCTGCGGCCTGTTCTTTCTGGAATTCTAGTTGCCTTTCTGAGGATCTCTCGACCGCCTCCGCTCCCTTTTCAGCCGCTTTAGCTCCCTTATATGCGCCGTATGCGCCAACAGCGGCCCCAACGGCACCTACTGCGACAATAGCTCCTACTGGCATTTTATACCCCCATCTTCTAAAGTTAATATCATGTTTTTAATCCTTAGGATTAAAGGGTGTGCACTCTCTATAATTATGGGAGAATAGCCACTCATTATTGCCCATTGGTTATACAGTATTTGGGCCTTATCTATATTCCCTGCTTTAGTCATTAAGCAAGCAGAGCCTATATGTATATCATCGTCACCATGGTCTGTATTATCACCAACCATCTCATGAAACGATTTTCCTTCTTTTTTTACTTCTTCGTCATTAATAACCCAGTCTTCATAAGTTCCTGAGAAATATTTAACTCCGTTCGTTTCACCTTTTTCAGTTAAAAACTCTTTTGCTAACTTAATAGACGCGGGTGTATTTGCCGTAGTTATTATTTTCATGCAGCCTGTTTTAATGTACATATATCGTAAAGCTTCTTTTACGGCTTCTCTAACCTGTTGCCCACGACCTTTGGGTAAAAACTGTGTATGCCATTCATAAATCCCAGGCATTTTCTCTATTATTACAAAACCACCATGATCATTTTGTAATAAAACATTTTTACGATTTAAAACTAATTGAGATAGATCCGATCCAGCTTTTGCTTGCGCTCCATCCCTCACCGAAGGATGATTTATAACTTCATTCATAAATTTAGCGTTAAATGATCTCTTAAGTACATTCATCGTTTTTATTCCTATGATGCGGTGCGGATAACTTTATTGCTCTGCTACAAAACTAGCTGCAACAGAAAAAAATACGTTACTTCCAGATACTATTTTAACTCTTCCATCTGAAAGAATATCAAAGCGTCCTGTTGTACCATTAGTTATAGTATTCATAATAAGCCTACTGGATGGGCGATAGCCTGATGGCAGATTAAATAGATCTGTTTCAAATGTGGTCGTTCCGTTTTTTATAGTACCTTGTAAATAAATTATGCCTTTTAATCTTATATATCCTGCTGTAGAGATATTTGCCCCGACATTTACCCACCCATTTAAAAGAGTTGGAGCTACCCAATCAGCATCATCATTTTCAAATAAATAATCTTCAAAATAAGGAGTAGCGTTCCCCTTGTTATCAACTAACGGTTGATTTATATCTAATGTTACATGACTCATATATGAACCTCTGGAAAATATTTAGCTCCATAAAATTGAACGCCAACTGGGTCGGTTATTTCTAATCTCAAGCCGAAATCTTTATTTCTCACAACTCTACCAAATAGCCTCAAGGGAACCCGTGTTCTATGTGTTCCGAACTTACCCAACGAAACATGTCCTTTATTTATCCACGTGTTACCACCATCTTTGGTGTAATACACTATCATCTTAGGGTCGGCGCTTGGGTCTGTCGTTTGCGCGACCTCCATGTCTAATTCAATCAAAGGAATCGTCATGTCTCTTTCATTTGAAATGAATTGGGTGATTAGTTTTGCTCTAAGATTTTCACCGTTTTCTGTTCTGTTTGAAGGGTCAAGAATCCAAAGCTTTCCTTCAACCGAATCACCACATATGATTTGCGCGTTGTATTGAATGGCCGAATTAACCCTCCATCGGCCTAACGTCTCGGATTCTCTTGTGTGTGTAAGCCCTGTATTAAGGTCATATCCCCATGTCCAACCTTCCGTTGGAAAGGTCAAGTAGTAGGTCTTATGGATAGGGCCATCAACAAAAAACCCAATAGCATCATTTACGGTGCTGAATCCCGGATATGTAGCCGTACCGTTTCCTTTTACTTTTAACGTAAAATCTAAGTCAGATATTTCAATTAAATCTGTTCCTTTCATTAATCGAACAGTTCTATCATTTGCAAAAAATGCAAAGAAGTCATTGATATCTGCTAAAGAATCTACCGCTAATATTCCCCATTCTTTAGATCCACCATTAACACGTCTTACCGGCAAAGTCACATCGTCTATCGATTGCCAATACTCAATCGTTCTTGAGCCAATATTAAATAGAGCGGATTTTTTAGCAATTACAGCTTTCATCTCATCGGGTGATTCTTCTGCCGATGCAAATGTTAAAGGGTTATAAGATGTTCCGTCTGAAACATCCGACCCAAAAAACTCATTCGTATCATCCCGAACAAACCAAAACCGCTCGTTAAGAACAGTGACAGAAGAACTTGAGAAAAAATCAGGATCAGTTATAGATACTAGACCAAGGGCCACACTGTAAATAAAACCAGCACCAGAACCGTTCAAAATAGCTATTTGAGAATCACCAGGAATCGAGTTGGCCGCAAGCTTCGCCCTTCCTGATCCACCTACAGCGCCTAGGCTAGTAGCAAGTCCTGCCGAATCGACACGATAAAAGTTATCGCCAGATACAAGATAAATAAAACCCGCGTTGACTAAATGATTAGATCGTACTGGCTCGTCCATCCCGATTGCAAACAGGGTTAGACCTTCAGCACGTTTCACCGATTGATAGCCTTTCTCTTTATCTCCTTCGGGGATTAAGTTTATAACTCGACCTCGACTCTTTTTAGAATCGAAATCTTTTTCTCTACCTCCTAATGGAAAATCAGGCATGACTTAGTTTCACAGTAATGGGATAAGAATCGGAATCAAAAGCAAGCATATTGTTTTTCATTCTTAATGCTTCTGACCTTATTATTGCCGCCCTTTCAACGGAACAGCCAAATTTTAAAATTAGTTTTTCAGCCACGTTAAAAATAAATGCTTCTTGTGCATATTCTGGGATGTCGATTGTCTCGCTTGCAACCGATAAAATCTGAAGCTTTCTTTCGTAAGTGAAATTAATTACGGGTACTGATGAAATGGGCGGACTCCACAAATACATCACGCCGTATTTTTCCCCAGCAATATCTTGTCTATCGTAATAAGCTTGGATAGGTGTTCCATCTTGGTCTTTATTTGGCAGGTTGAAATAATCCTCTCTCGAAGCAAAGATTATTGGTATTTCGTAATCTGTGCTTTCTTTGCGCCGAACATTCGTGACCCTGGAAATAGGTAGGAGGGTATCTCTGTAATTGCGAATAAAAGCACCCGAAACAGTTGCTAAGGTAATAGGGTCTTTGAGAGTAATTGTTAGCCCATTAACGAAAGTAACTGTAGTCCAAAACAAATCGTTATTATTTTGGATTATGCCTATTGAGTCATCTTTTTTAATGTTTGTGGCGCTAGTGACAAGAATTGTATACGAGCTAGCGGTTGTCGCTGCTGTGGTAGTAGTTTCAAACCATTCATTGCTGACTTTAGTTGCAGTTTTGCGAAAGTCATATTTCGCTTGGCTTTTTATTAGAAATAAAGTGCCTTCGGTTTCTGCCCAAAGATGTGACCCTTGTGACTGCCAGTCTTTTAAAACAAGGTTAGCAGACTTTTTAAACCGTGAAATCATATCACCGGTTAACGTTTCACCATCCGCACCCTGACCTAATAAGTCAAAGGCTTCTTCGGCGGCTTCGTTTACTGTTAAAGCAAGCGTGTAATTCTCTGAAGCGGCCATTTATCACCTTAAATTATATCGAATGTTGGAATTGCATCCGTTGTTAAACTTTCTGTGCGAACATCTTTTACAACTCTCTGCTTGGTTGGAACTACTGGGAAATCCTGTGGTTGCCGCTCATGCCAAGCCTCGTCAATCACATAAAAACCTTCCCATCGTCTTTTTACTTCTGATCGCTTAACCTTAAAACCCGTAACATCACAGTGTGTATTAGAATCATGAGCATTAAACGTGCTTACGCTTTTATGTGATCTACCCATATCAATACTCGTTCTGGAAAACAATCCATTTAAGTTCGGCTGTGTTGGTGTAACTAGTCATAATCAACCGCACCGCAGAAGAATGAAGCTCGCCAAGCTCTTTAAGGTCTGCCGTTTTAGACGACAAAGCATCCATTGCAATCCACGATATATTTTCTGGTGTTCCAGCATTTAACTGGGAGTGAATATCTTCGATAGTTTCCTGGACGGTATAATTTACTGTCCCAGTTACATCAACTTGATGGGTTGCCGCTTCATGGGCACGATAGTTTAATGGCAACGTCTTAGTCACCACTTCATCAACTGTACCGATATCAACCGTAGATCCAGCTGCAGGACTAGCAATAGCAATACTAGTAACTGTCAGAAAATAACGGGTCGTCTCAATAGTCGCAGAAGCACCAGGGCCAGCAATAGATTCAGTTTGAGCAATGCCATCTGAATCAGTGCCCGTAATCGTATAAGTTGCACCTGTTTGATTATCACGATGATATCTAATCTATGAGCAAGACTATCGGCAGAAGTAAACGACCCACCAGAAGTTAATAGCCCGTCAAGAGTTACCGTTGCGCCAGCCGATGAATTACCATCGGCAAGCCCATCAGGGTCTACATCGGCAGGATCTACATCAAATGTAAACGGTCTCATTAGTTGGCCTCTGAAATCACTTCATCGTATTCAATGAGGATGTCAAACACCGCAGTATCAGAGCCAGCAGAACAAGTATAAGAAACCGGATCACCGCCAGCTGTAATATCATACGTTCTAGCAGCTGCTGTTGTAGCTTCTGTTATTTCAAATAACAATGCACCTCTAGTAACCGAGCCATCGGCTAAAGATCCTTTTACTAATCCAACTGTGGCCAAGCTTACCGCAGATAAAAACCCGTTAGGGTCGTTAGAGGTTCCCATTGTGCCTACATCTACCGTCTCTGTTGCATCAGGGGTAATGACGTTAAGCATTACGTCTCTAACAATAGCTGTCGTTGGTAGCGTAAAATTTGTTTGCGTTTCTGATGTCTGTGCGTCACATCCAATGATAGCGGTCTTTCTAAGTAATTTAGTTGTTACTGCTAAATTAGAATTATCAGTCGCCGATGTTGAACCAGCGTATTTTTTTCGTGTTGAAATACCAGTCGTATAAGTTGTACCAGTCATTCTTAACTCCTAATGACCAACTCGAAAGAGTCAGTACGTTTAATTTATGGGCGGATACTAAGAACCGCCCATACTATTTCCAGATCTAAAAGA